TTATTTTGTATTTTTTCTGCAAGACCAATTAAACTTGTATTGTCTAACTGGTCCTCTTGTAATTGTCGTTTTTTTAGATCTAATAAGTTTGGGTCATATATGTCATCAACATTAATACCATAAGCTTCATAAGCTCTTAATAGTGTCATTTTTTTAAGACGATCATAATAGTAATCAAATGAGGCTGATTCAGCATTTTCTACTGCTTTACTCAACCATTCGTCGCCTTTTTCTTTTATATAAATTTTTTCACTTGCCGGGCGGGACGCAAGATAATCACCAATACTATTTAATGTAATTTTCTCTGCGCCCAATTCGTGTAGTTTAAATATTGTTCCAAACACAATCTTATGAAACTGGTCTGGAAAATCATCATCGGTCAATATATACTTATCGGTGTAATCCAATAGTTGAGGAGTTTTAAAAACACAACCAATAACTTGTATAATACTAGAAATATCAATATACTTACTCGCCATTTATTTCTTCCTCATCTAAGAATGTAAATAGCTTACGCTTAATAATCTGGCGTTTCGGCACAGGAATTTTAACCTCTATATCTTTTGGAACGAATTCAAATATATTCTTTCCTTTATTCTGCTCTTGCGCCTGCCATAATTTATAATAATAATCGCGTGCTTCTTTATAAATATGTGGAATGATGCCTAGTCCATAACTGGCATTTACTGGTTTCTTTTTTACTTCATACCAGTATTTTAATGATTTTAACATACCAGAATATGTAAATTGATAATTTTTTTCATAATCAGATAATTGAAGCATAAACTTCGGTAAAATATAATCATCCTTTAAATTATATAATTGAATAAGATAAAGTAATAATTCTTCTTTATCATCAACAGGATGTGTCTCATTACAGGTTTTATGAACGAATTTACCTGGTAATTGCGGCATTGGTATTACATCATCTTGATTAGAAAAGATAGCTTTATGGCACCAGAAACAAGTAGTTGATTTTGCGGGGTCCCAAATAATATATTTTTCTTTAACTAACCCAGTATTGACTTGTTTTAAATAACATTCACCGTGCGCATAACGAAATGTCTGCCCTGTTGGGATCTGAACGAATGGTTCTTTCTCTCGGTCAAACTGTTTACCACAATATTTACATTTTACTGTTGCCATTCACATCACTCCATTCTCTTTATATTATACCATAAAAATTCAAAAAAATCAACTCTCGGTGTGTTAAACCGAGAGTTGATAGATATATATGAAACTTACTTAACTAGCTCAGATTTAATTTCATCTACAATCAAATAGACGAATTCGGCCTGATCGCGAGTAACTGTTGCCATCTTCTTACCCTTACCAAGATACTTCTCAATAATTTGAGTAATACGAGGTGCATAATAATTCTGGTCCTTAGTCATTAAGTCACCAACAAGGCTCTCAAATTCTGACATCAAAGCATCAAAATCATATTCCTTAACAGTAGGTGCGGCTTCACGAGCAGTCGTAACAGCCTGTGCGCCCTTGCGCTTTTCCAGCTCATTAATAGCATCAGTAATGGCCTTTGTCAAAGCATTATAATTTAGAGGAATTTCAGAAGCGATATACTCAAAACGACTGCCGCAAGAAATACCAGAACCAGCGGGGGAACGCAGAAGAAGAGTGCGCTTTTCTTCGCCATTAGCATCCAAATACAAGCGAGCATAAGCGTAAATATCGCTCATATTTTCAATAATCTGTAATGCGGACTTTTGAGTGGTAGGACGAGTGTATCCAATTTCCTTACCAGTTTGGTCCTTATCGGTTCCAGTAGTCACGTGACTGATAAATACAACAGCATAACCAAGCATTGTCAGGCCACGAAATACATCTTCAAATTCCTTCTTATACTTAGACCAACTATTGGTGCCCCAACCACCATCGCCCATATTATCAATACCAAGCTGACCACAAATATACTTTTGACACAAGTCAGCCGCGATATCCACGGTATCAACAACGATAGTCTTATAAACTTCTTTAACTTCTGGCTTTTTAAGTTCACGATAAATCTGCTTCATTTCGCCCCAGCTATTTACATCCTGGACCATAATATCAGCAATCGCGTTATAACCACGTTCAAAAGCTAGGAGCAGAGCCCCAGGCATCTGGGTTGCCAGAGTGGTTTTACCCACTTTAGGAGCCCCATAAATAAAGGTAATATATCCACTGAGGTCTCTACTAACCTTGTGGGGTTGAATACCTAAAAGATTAATAGCCATATATTACCTCCGATTAAAAGTTGAAACCAGTTGCATTAGGACGAGCGGCAGTAGCAGCAGGAGCGGTATTGGTATTACGGCTAGCCTGATATTCAGCACTACGCTGTTTCATATTTGCAAGATTCAACTCACGATTTGCCAGACCTTCCTTCAACTGAGCTGCGGTCATTGTAGATTCATCATCCCACACATAGGGTTCCTTTGCGGCACCAGTAATGACAAAATCCTTACGATTACTTGCCACTTCTCGTACAAAAGTCTCACCAAAAGCAGACTCTTCTGTAATAGTAGAAGCTGTGGTCTGTGTAATCTGATTACCCCAAATACGAGTAAATACAGGATTCTTTTCAGAGGCTTCCAGTGCTTCAAAATAATCCATAGCACCCATAGTATATGCATTAAATTCCATAGGCATAGGAGTCTTACGGAAATCAAACACATAACCCTTTACAACAACGTGTTCATCAATCTTGCGCTCTTCGTTTGCCTCAACACGACGCACGTTAGTAATCAAAATATCACAACGGAAAGTATTACGCTTATCAGGGTCACTATTCAAAGCACTATTTACGTGAATAAATCCACCTTCATTACGCTTGACACTAACCAGCTCTTCCTGACCGCTACGATTAGAATAAAATTCATTCAATGCCAGTGCGGAATCTACACGAATAGTTGCGCCCTGACCATCTCTCATATAAACCTTAGTTACGCCATTCATAATATCAAACAAGGTATTATAACGGCTATTTGCCTGCCCACTTCTTGAAAAAGTAGGAGTTTCATATGTAAAATGAACCTGGACAATATTTGTAAGTTCATCATCAGTAGCAATATCAATAGTGCCACTAATAAACTGCATTCCAGGATTCTTGGAATTCTCGCCCGCAGTCTTTAATACCAACTTCTGGTCATATAAAATTCCTTCAATATGAGTTTCATTTAAAATATTCATTCATTTTCTCCTTCAAAATTAAAATTAATTCCTTTTTCTGTAATTGCGTAAACCACGGGGTCTGTGCTAATTTTTTCACAATATCCATCATTTACAAGTTTGCGTAAAGCACCGGACACGCCACGAGAAGCGATACCCATCTTATCGGCTAAGTCCTTTGCCTTCCAAGTGCGAACATCTGGATTTTCGTGCAAATATGTTAAAATCTTCAGTCCGTTTTCTGTTACTACTGGTTTTTCTTCTTTTACTTCGTTTAATACATTAATATAAGTTCTTACATTGTCTGTCATTAATTTTTCTGCTACATCAGGAGCTGCCTCCATCAAAGCATTTAGAAAATCCAAAAATTCCTGTTTCAAAATTTTCGCTCACTTTCTTTTCATTTTCTATAAATATTATATCATAATTTTTTAATTTAATCAATCATTATCGCTTAGAGTATAACCTATTAAATGACCATTCAACATATGCTTTAATAAAGTTTCTAATTCATCTATAACTACATTTTCTTTATTAGTATCATAGTTTGATTTTAGATAATCGTAGTATGAAACAAATTGAATTCCAGTAATTCCATATGCCTCAGCTTTTACTCGCATAGCATCTGGATTATCACAAACAAATAGTGCATTATATTCTTTTGCGAGTAACATTAATCGACCAGTTTTTCCAGTGCTTTGTCCATCAATAATACGAATCATAAATACTCCTTATTTAATGCTATACCCAAAGTCTCTTGCGTGATAAACTTCTTGCCAGTAATCTTCTCGTTCATTCAACTAATTTGCGGGGCATTCTTCCAAGAGCTCAAAAGTAAAGTTTTCAACGCCGTCTGCTAACATAGCAGGATATAGTTTATTGCGGGTTGGTGTATCAGCTCCTACACCACGCTTAATATGCTACTTCCATCGTTCAGCAATATCTACACTTTGCCCCACATAACACATATTATTTTTAAGGTTGGTAATTTTATAAATTCCCATTTTCTTAGTTGTGCCAATTACTCGTCCAACTAAATCATTATAAGGTTTTTCATAATATACTTTCCAAATAACTTTATTAAGTGGTTCTGCTGACCGCAAATATTTTTCTACTGAACGTAATTTTGTAATTTCATCTATATCTTCGGAAGAAAGTTGAAGTCTATAAAAGTCTCTTTTACTCTCTTCTTGCGCGGCACGCTTATTTGTTTCAACAATTACATCAATACGAGCTTGTAAATCAGATAATTTAGCTAATGCGTGGTCTGATGCGTCTTGTGCGTTCGCAGTAATTTCTTGATAATGTAATACAGTTTCCTACATCATAGCAATCATATCTTCACGATATTTAGCTTCATAATTACTATATTCTTCATCAAGTTCTTTTACTTTGCGCTCAATATTTTCAGCGGCTGCGGCCATAGCCTAAATTTCAATATCTTTGGCAGCTTGCTTACCAGTTTCAGCGGTAATTTCATAGGTATGTTTTAAATCATCAATTGCTTCTAATAGAGCCTATTTTTTTGTTTCCTATTCTTTAACTGCGGTAGCTCGTTCTTGCCATCGTGCCATTTCTTGCTATATCTATTTTTCAATGGTATCACGACGTTCATAAAAATTAGATTCCTATGTTGCTTTATTAGCGCGCAGTAATTCTAATTCTTGATTTAAAGCATCCCTTTGCTATTGGAGATTGTCTAATTCATTATAATACTATTTGTCAATTTCTTTTTGGGCTTTATGAATACGGATAGTATAAGCAAGCCCAAAACCAACAATAAGGCCAATTATACCTACTATAATCGTGCTTATACTCATAATAGAAAAAGAAGGGTAACAATTATATGTTACCCTTGTATGTTATATATTCTGAAATTACTCAGCTTCAGAAGCGGGGTCAAAAGCCATACCAGCATCAGTGAGGCGGAGGAACTTCACAGCCTTATGGGTGCCATCCTCAAGCTCAACCTCGGCGGGAACGCGAATGCCCAGACCCTTGCGCTGAATAGCAGAAGTGAAAATACCATCTACCTGGCGCTTCTCTAAATCAAGAGCAGCAGCAACATCACCAGAAGTCACATTAGAACCATTGATTTCCTTCAAATAATTAAGAACCTTTACACTGTTTTCCTTCATCATAACTTTAATAGTCTCCTTTAAATTTTAAATTAATTTTGTAAATATAATATAAGCAAAAATTACTATTCTTCTTGCATATATTGCTGAACCATTTCATCTAGCAAATCCATATCAGATAAATCAGTAATTTTATTAATTAGATGAATTTCTTCGTTTTTGGCATCATTGATTAACGAAGTATCATCACTCATTTGGATAACTCGTTCCAATTTAGCGATTTTCTTTGCCAGGTTTTGTAGCTCTTTTTTCTTCATAATTTTTTCCTTTATCTTATTTACAGATATATTATACTAAAAAATTTTTAAAGTGTCAAATAGACACCTCACACGTTATTTCTTTTGTTTGCGCCGTACCAATATATAAAATTTCACGACTTATTAACTGTTTCAATTTTTCTTCTGTAATAATAGGTATATTTAATTTTTTAGCAGCGATATTTTTAGAAGAAGTAGAATTAATATCATTATTAATCAAATAATTGACATTCTTTGTAATAGTATTAACTACTTTTCCACCATTAGCTTCAATTTCTTGTATTAGTTCATCACGGTTTTTATAAGAATGTAATCTACCTGTAATTACAAATACTTGTCCTTGTAATACCTGATAGCTATTATTTTCTTTTGTTTTAGTATTATTTACTATTTCTAATTCAAGCATATCTAAGTTATCAGCTTCTGTATAATCAAAATTAATAATACTATCATTAATCTCTGGACCAATACCATCATAAGTCATAAAATTAAAACCCGAATTAATGGCATCACGAAATTCCGCATAATCCCACATATGTTCTGCGATAATTTTAGAATATCTACTACCTACGAGTGGAATACCTAAACCAGCAAGAAATGAAGATAATTCACAATGGCGACCAGCGTTAATTGAATTTAGTAAGTTTTCTACGGATTTTGGACCAAACCCCGGCTTTTTTATCCATTCTTCTCTATAGTTTTCAAGATGGAACACATCAGTAATAGAATTAACCCAACCCCAATCAATTAACTTTTCAAATGTTGCCTCTGATAACCCTTTAATGTTTAGTCCTTTCTTTCCAAAGAAATGGTCTAATCTATTAATTAATCTGCCACCACAGGCTTTATTATCACAAAAGCAATATTCAGATACTCCTTCATAACGATAATCTAGTGGATGACCGCAATAAGGGCAAACCTCAGGAAAAGGAATAATATCATCAGTTAAAGCTTTTGAATCAGCAGTATCATAGACTTGTGGAATAATTTGATTTGCTTTATAAATACGCATAGGCTGATGTCTAAAAGGTGTCCCACGAAAGAAATCTTTTAAAAGACTTACATTATGCAAGCTGGCGCGTTCTACTATACTACCATCTACATCTATTGGTTCAAAAATTGCAATAGGGGTTAAAACTCCTGTTTTTCCCATACTCCACTCTATATCCAATAGTTCAGTATCATATAAATCATCATAGAACTTATAAGCTATGCCGCCTTTAAAATGATGTTCTGTGCGCCCCATAGCTTCATATTCAGCGCAATTATTATACTTAAATACTATACCATCTATTGGATATGAATGCGTTTGGCAATACTGTTGGATATCTGTAATTGCGTGTTGTGGATTCTCCATCATCCAAGGTACAATATCAAAACCATAATTTGAAATAGTAGAAAGTTTATCTGTAAGAGTGGTTTCGTCAAAACCTTCAATACCATCCCAAGCTATAAATGTTAAATTACGTCTTTGACTCTCATATGGGTCTTGTAAGCGAATAGAACCAGCGGCGAAATTACGAGGATTACGATATTCTCCTTTAAATGGTTCAAAATCCTTATAAGTGCAAATCATTTCCCCATCAATAACCACTGTTGGTTTATTAGTAGGAATTTTAATAGGAACATTCTTTACGTGTTCTACATTATGAGTAATATCTTCTCCTTCAATTCCATTACCACGCGTTTCAGCTCGTGTAAGCATACCATTAGTATAAGTAAGGCTACACGTTAAGCCATCCATTTTCGCCATAGCAACTACTTCGTGATTTCCTATAAAATCATTAATAGCAGTTAAACTTTTAGTTTTATCAAGCGAAAGCATTGGATGGCTATGAGTTACTTTTTTAAGAGAACTAAATTGATATACTTTAATAGTATGAACCGGACTATCTGGATAAATAATACCAGTTCTCTCTTCAAATTGTTTTAACTGAAAATATAAATCATCCCATTGTTTATCGGACATTATAGGATGACCCGCTTCATATTGTGCCGTTGCGTCATTAAGAGTTTTTATTAACTCTTGTGGATTTATCTCATTTCTCATAATTATATTATACTAAATTTTTTTATATAAATCAAGTAAAAAGTGCGGATTGGTAAAAATTTGGTAATCCGCACTTTTTTTTATTACACTTTACTAACACTAGTAATATTATTACCTCGTATCATACTATTACCAATAGCAGTTCTAGCTAGTGAAGGAATTTCAGTTGCTTTAATACAAATAGAGTTTTTATCTCCAATCAATAACACTAAATCCCCATCACTTACAAGCTGTCCACCTGTAATATACCCAATACTATCATTACTTTTAAGAATACTTATACCTTTTCCACCGCGTTTTTGTAATACTAATTCACTTTGTTTTAGCTTTTTCCCATAACCTTTGGATGTAAAAATAGCTAGTTCATCAGTAGAATTACGCAACGGTAGAGCGGCAATAATACCATCGCCATCATTAAGATTAATTCCTTTAACTCCGCTTGTCATACGCGCAGTCGTGCTAATTTCTGTTGAATTAAACTTAATACAATATCCAGCCTCAGTAATCAAAATTAATGGTTCTTCATTAATTAAAGTTACAGCTACTAATTCATCGCCATCTTTAATATTAACAGCACCAATCCCTTTCGATTTCTTTGTGCCAGTATATTCGCTTAATGATGACTTTTTAACTAATCCTTTTTTCGTAACAAACAATACATATTTAGCATCGGTATCACGATAAATAGAATAAATAGTTTCAACTCGCTCATTAGGCTCCATTTCTATCAATGACCGCACTGGCACGCCAGGAGCGCTATTTGTTCCAACAGGGATATTATCTACAATAAGTCTATACATTTTACCAAGATTTGTAAAAATCATTAGACTATCAATAGTATTAGTGCGGATAACCGCAGATGTAATATCATTTTGCGTCTTTACACCTTTGCCGCCTTTCTTCTGTGGAACAATAGATGTGGCAGGAATACGTTTAATATTACCGCCTTCTGTAAGAATTACAATACATTTTTCAGGTGGAATAGCTTCAATAATTTTTTCTTCTTTGGTTGTTGCTTCTTCAATTTGTGTAAGCTCTGTCCGTCTTTCATCGCCATATTTTACAACCAAGCTATTTAATCTATTAGCTAATTCGCCAGTTAAATTATTTAATATAGAATTTAAATGTTTTATATCTTGCTGATAACTAGCAATATCATTATCAATTTCTTCTAATCCTAACTTTGATAACTTACCAAGCTTCATATCAATAATAGCCTTGGCTTGAATTTCAGAAAAACCAAATGTGGTTATTAAATTATTTTTAGCAACAGTAGTATCGGCTGCTGTTTTAATAATTTTGATAACTTCATCAATATGTTCTAATGCTTTACGCAGACCTAAACTAATTTCTAACTTCGTTTTTGTTTTTTCTAAATCATATTCTGTTTCTCTACGAATACATTCAGTATTATGTTCTACATAAATTCTACAACAATCTTTAAGATTTAGTTCAGTTGGCGTTTTATCAATTAAAGCAACTTGATTATATGAAAATGTAGATTGTAAATCAGTATTTTTAAATAGCTGAAATAGCGTTTTATGAATATTTGCATCATTACCACACTCAATCACAACTCGAAAGCCTTTTTTACGATTGCTTTCATTACGAACATCGACTACGCCTTCAATGTCACCATTATCACAAGCAGTACCAATCTGGTCTAATAGTGCTTCTGTGGCTACTCCATATGGAATTTCATAAAATACTATATTATTACCTTCCATACGATATTTTCCACGCACTTTTACGCTACCATGCCCAGTGCGCATAATCTCTGGGATATCATCTTTATTAATGACAATGCCACCAGTTGGAAAATCAGGGCCAGGCAACATCGGCTCTTTACCATCCATATAATCAAAAATAGCCTTAGCTACTTCTTTTAAATTATGTGGAGCCCAAGAGCAAGCCATAGCTACTCCAATACCAGAATTTGGATTACATAATAGGTTAGGAAAAATGGCAGGAAGCGTAACTGGCTCATCTTTGGTTTCAGAATAATTAGGTATAAAATCTACCGCATTTTTCTTTAAACCAGCAAGCATACCATCCTCGGCTAATTTAGCTAAACGCGCTTCTGTATAACGATATGCGGCGGGGCCATCTCCATCACGATTACCATAAGACCCGTGAAAGTCAATCAGAGGATATCGCATTACCCAAGGCTGAGCTAGACGTACTAATGCTCCATAAATAGAACTATCACCGTGAGGATGATACTGACCCATTACATCACCAACAATAGCAGCGCATTTATTATGCGGTTTATTAGATGTATAACCTTCATCATAAGCGCAGTATAAAATACGTTTGGCTACTGGTTTTAAACCGCTTTTAGAGTCAGGAATAGCACGATCGGTATTAACAGCAACAGCATATTCTATAAAATTAGTGCCAATTTCTTGCGTTAAATCACTTGTATTAATCTCTTGTGCTGTCATCGCTATCTACCTCATATGATTTTTCCATTAATTCCATTGTTTTTTCTTGAAAATGTAAAACTTGTTGTAAATCTTCAAACACATCTTCAAACCAGTATAATCTAGTTAATACTAGTTCAATTTGTTCTTCATCCATATCTCTTGGATATAAGCCCATATTTTCATAACTATTACTATCACGGGGACCGCAATATAATACCTCGCCATATTGGTTTATTTTAGTTAAACGCTTATTTGTCTGCATAATGGCCTCCTTGACGTATAATTAGCTGTAAAATATCGTCTGTTATAACTTCTAAAAATTCCCAATCAAATTCACCAGCTTGTTGAATTGGAAATTCATAATTAATTAAACTAGTTAATTCTTCTGTAATAGCTGTTCTTAATTCTGTATAATCATAAGGTTTATCATTCAGCATTATAAGTAGCCTCCTGGCTATGCTTTTTAATATAAAGTTTGCGAGGATTGACACTAGTGCCCATTAAATCATCAAATAGCTGATTAGTAGCAGGTATATCATTTACGGTTACTTGTCGAATAATTCTACCTTCTGGACTTGTTAATGTATCTTCTGTCTCTTCGACATTCATTTCACCAAGTCCTTTTAGACGTTTTAATTCATAATTGCGGCCAGGATTCTTTTTGCGGAATTCTTCAAGTGCTTCATCATTTTTTAAATAATAATATTTCTTTGCCATAGTAACTTTATACAGAGGAGGCACACCAGCATAAACATAACCATCTTTAATTAGATCGGGGCAGAAATTCCAAATGAAAGTATAAAATAGATTTTTAATATGCGCGCCATCAACGTCGGCATCGCTCATAATAATAATCTTACCATAACGAATTTTATCAGGATGATAGGTTACTTTCATTGTCTTTACATCAATCTCCAAACCAAAAGCTTGAATCATTGACATAATTTCCGCATTCTTTTGGATTTTATCTAATGTAGCTTTTTGTGTATTTAGAATCTTACCTCGCACTGGCATAACAGCCTGGAACTCATTATCACGAGCTTCTTTTAAATTACCACTTGCGCTATCGCCCTCTGTAATATAAATTTCACATTTCTTGCGGTCTTTACTATAACAATCTGCTAATTTACTATCAAACTTTAATGCTTTTTCTTTCTTTTTTTGAACATCTCGCACACTATCTCTTGCTTTTTGAGCAGCAAGTCGTGCTTTTTTAGCATTGATTGCTTTATCGGCAATCATTTTTACTTCTTTTTCATTTATAGACATCCAAGTGCGTAAATTATCTGCAAGCACAGTAGTAAATGGCGTCATATCTATTTTAGTAATACGCGTTTTTACCTGAGCATCATACGCAACATTAGGAGCCGTTAAATTAAATATTATATATAAGCCTTCCTGTAAATCATCACCAGTAAGGTTTTCATCTTTTTCTTTTAACCATTTTTTATCACGGAAAAATTTATTAAATTCTCGTGTCAAAATGGCTTTAACTTGCGTGATATGTGGACCAGAAGCAGTAAGACCGGTGTTAACATATGGAACTATTGTTAATGAATAGTTACCAGTATATGTCATAACCATATCTAATTTATTTTTATCATTTGTATAATTTAATACAAATCGATTTTTAATTAATTCTTTTCCCGCAACAGCTTCATCCACCAAATCCATAATGCCATTTTTTGACGAATAGACGGTTTCCGTCCCATTATCATCTAACTTAATAGTAAGACCTGGGCAAAGAGCTGCTACTGTTTTAAATAAGTTTTTAAGAACATTTACTTCCACCTCTGGATGTGTAAAAAATTCTTCACTAGGTTCCCAACAAACCATTGTGCCTGGCTTAACACCTGTACGCTGTTTTTCGGTTTCTCTATTGGTAAAAACGCCTTCATCAAAACGAATAGTTTCACTTTCATTATTACGAATAGTGGTTACTACTAACCAATGAGAAAGATAAGTAGTAATTTTACTACCAATACCAAAAGAACCAAGTGATGTGCCTTCATAAGTGCCATCTTCACGATATTTACCGGAAGTATTTAAAACACTAAAAGCAGCTTCAAGGATGGTTTTTCCATCCTCACGAAAACTATTAGGAATAAAGCCTTGACCGTAATCTCTAATTCTTACTATTGGACCATCAAGTGTTACATTGATTAAATTACCATGTCCAAGTCTAAATTCATCAACTGCATTTGAAAAAATTTCTACTGCCAGCTGAGTAGCATATGTGGTATCACCAGCATATACACCAGGGCGAAGTCTAGTAAATTCGAGTGGACTTAATGATTCAATACTTTCTTCTGTATATAATGTTTTATCAATCATTCTCTTCTGTTTCCTCTGTTAATTGTGTATATCGTCCTTCTTCCCATTGGCACAGACGTTCCATAATTTCAAGAACTGCTGCTTGTGAAAGTTGTGGCATATAGCTCTGTGGATAGAAACCCTTATCACCAATATACATAGCAACACCGTCAGCATCACGAGCCATAATGCGCTTTGGTGTTTTTGTATCAACAGCATCATCAATACTAAAATCAGCACCACAAAGCGGGCACCACCAACCATTCATAGGATGATGAAATACCCTACCGCAAACAGGACAACGATATAAACCAAAAAGTTCCTACAACATTTTGTTAATACCTCGTTTATTATTTTTCTTATAAGTATATTATATCATATTTTTTGAAAAAAATCAAATTTTATCATATTTTAATTATCCTTTATTTTTTATAATATATATTGCCAATGTAATTTATTACCATTAGCATCTTTTCCAGCTGATTTTCTTTTTCCATCACAACAATATTTAATATTAGATGGACTAATATTTGTTTGTCGTCCAGCTTCCTATAATGATGGATAAATAATTTGTGTTTCTATGCATTGCACAGCTCTCATTCGTTTTTCTCTACTTTTACGTAAAGTCTCTTCTTGTTGTTCTTTATGCTATAAATACACATTATAACTGCGTTGTTTAATTTCTATTAAGTGTTTGGTTACATATTCTTGTGCTTTTTGTTTAGCTTTAATTTTACGCTATTCATCTATTTCTGGATGTGCTAATAAATACTGATGCATTTTTTCCCAGCCTTTTTTAGCTTCTATATGCATCTATTCAGGATTTTCCTATCTCCATTTATTTAAATTATCAGCATTATCTCCACCAGATGTCATATTATATCCAAAATCTGGGTTATTACTCTAATAATAATTAATCCAATAACATTCTCGTTCATTTAAATTTTCTATCTTTAAATTATCTTCTAAAATTTCCCAATTAAAATTATCTATCCCATAACTCTATAATGCACTATAAAAATATGATGTTTTTATTTTATGTGTAGCATTATATATATGCTATTTTTTTCGTTGTTCTAGACTAGTACTCGTCTATCCAATATATACTTTATTATTAATTTGATTAGTGGCTTTATAAATTAAATTCATAAAATATTCATACTCCTTTTTAACTTATTATATAAATATAAAAAATATTATATTATAATTAATAAGGCTTACCCAATGTATCCACATATTCAAATTTGTATAAGGCCACGTGCTAGTTTATCTACATATTCATTCCATTTATTACCCATATGCCCGCGGATATGTTGTAATATACATAATTGCCCGGCATCTTGTAGCTCATAAAATTCTTTGACTAAATCTAGATTCTCTACTGGTTTATTTCCAGACCGTTTCCATCCATTACGCTGCCATCCGTACATCCAAGAGGTAAAAGTATTAACAGCATAAGCAGAATCAGATTTAATAATTGGTGCATTCTGATACAGATGCGCCGCGTATGCTTGTTTAACCGCATGGATAATCGCCTCCATTTCCATTCGGTTATTAGTAGTATGCTCTACAAATTCTTGATATTGATACAAAATTTCTTGCGTATCTTCATCTACGCACACAACCCCAAAACCTCCGTGGGCGTTTTTTGTACCGTTGCCCTTGGTACTGCCATCAGTATACCAAACTGGTCGCACTATCTCACCACCTTACTTGACTATCGCAAATAATTTTTCTATAATAATAATAGGGAATATATTTTTATTTATATTATAATTATATAATA